ATACTATTATCGCCTTATATATCCGTTAAATATATCAAAGCCTTTAAAAGCCTTGATTTATAAGGGTTTATTGATTGTCTATCTAGATTGATATTAAAGGGATTTAACGCTTAATTGATAGCAATTATATCATCATTTTAAGTTATTCACAATTAATCCACATGATTAATTTTTAATCACAATAACCACAATGTAAAAAGGGTTTTATTAATAGACATAAAAAAGCCCCTAAAAAGGGGCTGATTTATTTGGGGTTGTTTAAACTACTCAATAATCATTTCATCATCACAATGGCTAGGATATCCAAAGTTATTTATTGCACCGCTTGAAGCCCTTGCAATAAAACCGCAATGTTGACAAGTAAGCTTTAACAATCTTGTAGACTGTTTTTTCCTAGTCTCAAAATTAACTTTTGAGTGCGGATATTTTCCAATTTCTTTTATCCAATTCTCAATCTTAATTTTTAATTCGGGGCTTTCTGTAGTAGCTGTCATTTTTCCTTGCAAGCCAACCGCAATAGCTATTTTTCTGAATTCTTTTCCATGTGGCTGCACTTCATTGCCATATAAATGGCGTTGAATAGCGTGAACCATTTCATGAATAAGAACGCCAACAACAGTTATTTCATCTTCTAGAACGGGGCTTATTAATAACTCATGATTAGAATCTTTATTCCATTCTGTTGGTAAGTGTTGACCAATAGCGTTGAATTTTTTTGACTTTCTCATTCCAACCATAACAGAACATGAAGCTTTTAATTTTTCTCTGATATCTGAAATTTTGAAGCCTGCTTCATCAAATAATGGAACGCTTTTATCAATCATAAGATTTAACCATGTCTCTCTATTTATATTTTCCATTTTTAGTTTCCTTTTTAAAGTTAGTTTAAACAGTGCCATTTTCAGCACTTGCGATATTATAAACATATTAGTTTTTTAGTGTCAATAATTATTTACTAATTAATTAAAGTTTTTTTTAATATATATAAGGCGGATTTTTTTGTCTTTTTTACCTGATTTTATACAATATCAACCAATCAATTTAAAGAGCCTTTTTAAGCCCATATGACAATTTAGGCTTACTTTGATGTAATGGTATTCTGTCAATCTTAAAAAGCCCATAGAGAGCCATTCTGCAAGCCCTCTTGAATCCCTTGATATGAAAGCGTTCTAGAGCATCACTACAATTTGCTTAACATCTGCTTAATTTTTATACAATATTGCTTGTGGATAACTTTTGTTGATTTAATCCACAACTTATCCACAGAAAAATAAAATTGCTTAAAAAATAAGCACAAAAAAATAACACTGTTTAAACAAAAAAATAAAATAAAAAAATAAGAAGCGTTTAAACGAAAAAATAAAATAAAAAAAAGCCCCGAAAAAATCAGGGCTTCAAAAAAATAAAACTATTTTAATATTTTACATTGATTGACTCCAAATCAGCATTATAAGTGCAATAATTAAAATCATCATCATAGTTTAATGACTTCGCTTTTTTTACCGCTTCGCTTTTTGCATCAAAAATATTATTTGAGTGTTGATTATATTTTTCAATAAAAAAAGTATATTCCCTATCAAATTTGTGATTATCTGATACATTGCGAAAAACTTTTATTTCGTAAGTAAGTAACATTGTTTAAACACTCCTTTTAATAACTTGCTCGTAACAATCTAATTCATAACCTAGTTTTAATAAGTCTTTATTTATAAATACCTTTGCCATACTCCATTCACTATCAGTTTTACATGAATTTTTACTATCATATACTTCTGATTGTAACTTATTAATTTTTTCAAACTCTGATTTATTTATATACATGTTTAAACACCCCTTTTATAATTGTTAGGATTTGCATAAATTTGGTCTATATCCCATTGCATATTGTTAATGGCAGACTCATAACCATAATAAATATTATCTGACATATCATAATCAAGATGCCCATAATTTTCATTGTAGTTTTTTAACTGCTCTCTGCAATTAGTATTAAGATTTTTTAAATAGCCTTTATATTGCAATACTAGGGCTTGACTCGTTCCTTTTAATAAACTCATTTTTATACCCCTTATATTATATTAGATTTTAATTTATAACCTGTACCATATAAAACATGGCTTAAATTATGCACTACATGAAAAGCCATATCCATGCCACTTCCTGAAACTTTTACAGCGTGATATTTTTCATTGAATGGATATTTTAATGCTTTAGCAATATGATAAGATAAGTCTAGTATATTATCTTTATCAGTGATTTTAAAAGATATATTTCTAGTCTCACCGCTACTAGATACACTTCTAATAATAGAATGAATTGTCATATCTTTTTTTAGATACTCTTTTAAAGTTTCTATTGATTTTTCTCTGTCTATTCTTTGTTGGTTTTTTTTCATTAATTCTTTATTCATTTTTAAATTTCCTTTTTAAAATTAAAATATCGCACTCGTGTGCGTAAGGGTATTTTAACATCATGTCAATAATAATTGATAGTATTTATTGATTGATTTTACTTATCACTAAAAGAGCGTTTAAACAATATTATATATTCTGTTATTTGAGTTGATATATTAGAGCGTTTAAACAATATTATGTATTTGATAAAGTGAGTTGATTTTAGATAAAAAAATAGGGAGTGTTTAAACTCCCTACTAAAAAACTATTAAATCCAAAAAGGAATTAAAGGAAAAAATAATTTTTTAAAAAATAAAACTAATAAAAGAAAAAATTGAAACTAAAAAATAAAAAACTAAAAAACTATTAAAAAAATTCATAACAAATAATTGTGGCAAAAACTCCCACTAAAAAAAATAAAATACTACAGTTTCTTTTCTTCCTTTTTTCTGTCAAAAAACTATCCCATTTATTTAGCATGGCACTTTACCCCCTATGTTTATCAACGACTCCATCTCATCATTAGCCGTATAATCACTGACCGACTCGTTGTAATCATTGTATAAAATAATTTTAGCCCAACCGACATACTTGTCTGACTTATCAAAAAAATTCAGGTCGCAATCATCAACAGTTTCAATGTCTTTAATGACCTCCATATAGTCCGTAGACTTGTCTGTTGACCATTCCTCGCCATTGTTTACAGAGATAGAGTAACCCTTATCTATTGCATTTAAAACTATCCCCTTGTAGCCGTAATAGTAGCCTGACTCGTTGTTATCTTCATACAGTGCTAGAACTTCTTTAAGTGTATATGTTTTCATGTTTAAACAGTCTCCTTTTCCCAATCGCTATCAATTTCATAACTCATAACCCATTCAAAAAAATCATCATCAGTATCTTCAAAAGCAGTATAATTAATTGAATCCCAATTTAAAAAATTTAAATACTCATTATATAGTCTGTGTTTTTTTCTTAAATCTTTTTTAATGTTCATGTTTAAACAGTCTCCTTATATGTGTAATTTACTTTTACTTCATCAATTACTTTATTAAGAGCTTTACATACTACAAGCCAATTTGCATATCCTTTAGTTTGTGGAGGTGTATAGTATTCATGTTTAATTCTATTAATAATATCTTCTAATGCTGAATAACTCATGTTACTGCCAAATTCTCTATCCATAATATATTTTCCTTTTAAAGTAGGGGGCGTTTAAACCCCCTGTTGATTAAGTATTTTCTTTAGCTTTGCCTATTATTTTTTTTCTTGATTCTATTTCTTCTTGTTTTCTTTCCATTTCTTGCACTAATAATGCTTTACATAAGTAACCTTTAAAATATCCAAAAGTCATTTTTTCTTCATCTTCCATAACAAATTGTTCAAATGCTTTTAATAACGCTTTATCTGTAAATTCCATAATGTTTTCCTTTTTATTGTTAATTAATATTTACTACATTTATTATTCTACAGAGATTAATCATGTTGTCAACTATTAATTACAATTAAATTAAACATGGATCACAAGTCTCCAATGCTATTTCATAGTCGTTTTTGATTGGTGGCTGCTTAAACCCTGTTGCTACAATCTTACAATCAGGTTTGTTGATAATGAACCACTCGGCTTCTTTCTTATGTTTAAACGCTTTAAGTTGTTCACCCCATGAATCATGCACAATATAGCTAAACATTGTTTAAACGCAAAAAAACGGCTTCATATAAGCCTCGTGGTGCGATTTAAATAAGGTAGTTGACACTATACCATTCCCGTTTTTAAGAATTTCATCATGGTTATCTGATAGGCTTTCTCATATTTCTGTTCACAAGATAAGACCTTATAATCAGGATTCTCTTTATTCTCATGTTCATCATCTAAAATTTCCTGATAAACTTCATCAAATAAATTTTCTAAAACTTCATCATTATTATTCATCATCTTCTAACTCCACTTCCACTTCTATTTCATCATCATCATCTAATTCAAAAAAATATCCGTTGTAACCCATCTTTGGTTCATCAGGGTTAATCCAATCTTCGTCTCGTCTTTCCATGTTTAAACACTCCTTATGTCCATTTAACTTCTATAAATTCAGAGGGATTCTCAAGCCAACCATCATCATATCCCTCGCAAGATTCTATGTATGTTTTCAATTCTTCATAGTTTTCAATCATATCTTCAGCATGGAATCCACCTAGACCACCATAAAGGTTTTCTATATCTATACTAAAGCTACCACAATGTCCGATAGACATTATTACTTCATTTGCTAGTTCGTCTATTTCATGATTATCGCTATAAAACCAATTAATAAAATGCTCTCTACTTATTTTTGCTATTGGTAATTTACTCATTGTCTTATCTCCTCTACTGATTCTTCTGAAAATCCTAGAACATCAATCGTATTGTCTAGGTGTTTAAACAACTTTACATCTCCATGCCTGTTCAATACTTCTTCACCTGTTTCTTGGTTTACTTTTGCTAGTAAGTAACCAATCACTTCGTATTCATACTCTTTATCACAATTCATATTTAATCTCCTTTTTTATTAATGTAAAGACATAATGACATACTATGTAAATAAATGTCAACCTTTTTATTTATTATTTTTAAGTTATTGATTTATATGTTTAAACAGACAAGATATAGACAAGCTCTAGACAACCTCTAGACAATGTATATAACAGATAAGATAAGATAAGATTAGAAAAGAATATATATATGGGTGATGATGATGTTTATATTTCAGACTTTACTTGACAATCTTTTTTGTTCAGCATAAGATGACATCTCAATCAATTAACAAGGAGTAATAAATGGAAAAAATTACATTTGAATATCTGCTAGAAAATTTTAGAAATCAATCTGACATTGCAGACAAATTACAAATTAGTAGACAGGCAGTTTCAAAATGGTTTATTAACAAACAGATTCCAAAATTAAGACAGTATGAAATTAAGGAGTATTTAACTAAATCTGTTTAAACATAAAAAGGAAAAATAATGTTTAAAATAAAAAATTGGGACAAGTTCCAACATTACAAACATAAAAATAAAATGAGTTGGTATAAAATGTATGGTGGCGATATTTTAAATGATGTGACTTACATGGAATTGTCAGAAACAGAAAGACTGTTTTTAAGAGAGGCTTGGGATTTAGCCTCGCAGTTTAATGGTGTATTGCCTGACCTAAAATCTTGTGCTTTTCGTTTAAGACAAGATGAAAAAAAACTAGAAAAAATATACGCTAGTTTAAACGCAAAAAATTGGTTCTATGAAGTAACAGAGCAAGACTTAAAAAAAGAATCAATGCTGACTGTTTTAAAATCTGAAGTAGTAAAAGGCACTGCTAATGATTTTGAAAAATGGTGGGAAGCATTACCTGAAAAAAGAAAAGTAAATAAGAAAGGTTGTTTAGAAAAATGGAAATCAAAAAAACTAGATGACATTTCTAAAAAAATTATTTCTTGGACTGCTACTATGAAAAAAACAAGAGAGTGGATAGAGGGTTTTAACCCTAGCCCTGAAGTTATCATTAATCAAGAAAGGTGGAATGATAATCCTAAATCACCAACGCAAATCAGAGGTGCTTTATGAAAACTGATGTCGGTAGCATTGTAGAGCAGTTGACTATTAACAGAAAAACTTTGCAAGAGGGTGGTTTTTATGAAGAAGAAACAGATTTTAAAGTAAAAACGACTGATGATTTAGTAAATGATGTAAAAAACTATTATCGTAATGAGAAAAATTCTGGGTTTTCTTTAGGCTTTCAAAAAACTGATGAGGATAGTAATTTTTTAGTAAGGCGAGGGGAAGTAACAATTTTGACAGGCAGTAGTGGTTCAGGAAAAACTACTTTTTTATCACAGGTATTACTTAACTTAATGACCTATACAAATGTTTTAGTAGCAAGTATGGAGATGAGACCTGTTATACAGATAGCAAAAATGATTCAACAGACAGGAATCAGAGAAGCTAATGACCAACATATTGAGGAATTTTGTGAAAAGTATAAAAATAAATTGTGGTTATTTAATGCACAAGGAACAACATCTGAAGATGATTTAGTTGCAAGTCTACACTTTGGAAAAAATGTTCATGATTGTGATGTCTTTGTTATAGACAGTCTAATGAAAGTAGATAGCATTGCAGAAGATGATTATGCAAGTCAGAAAAAATTTATTAATAAAATTAGTTGCCTTGCTAGAGACCTTAACATTCATGTGTTTTTGGTTGCTCATACTAAAAAATTAGCAGATGAAACAGTGATACCTGACGCTTCACATATTTTAGGGAGTAGCCATATCAGAAACCTAACAGACAATATTATCTGTTTGCA